CCAGCAAGTTGTCCCGCATACCTGCGGAGTTCATTTAGATACGAACCAGAACTGGTTCAGGTTTGGTTTGGAGGCCGAAATTGAACAACACCAAAGCCGCCGCAGCAATGATCGCCGCCTTGCGTTCGTTGGGCCGTGTCGAACCTATAGACGAGGCGCTGGTTGAAACGGTGGTCGGGTTGGCGGCGGCGGTTGACAGTGCGCCCGATAATGCGTCATTGTGGCAGCAATACCGCAGCGCCGTTGGTGACTTGCGTAATGTCGGAGGGACAAATGAGCAAGGCAACGAAATTGAGAACCTTATCGCGGCGCTCCGAGGCGGCCCCACGGTACGCGACGCAGCGCCGCCCAAACCGCGAAACGCTCGGCCCCGAAGTGGCACGCCTGATGGCGCAGTGCGGGACACCACCAATGCCGTGGCAGCAAATGGTGCTCGACGTAGGGCTGGAACTCGACCCGACTAGCGGCCTGCCTGCGTACCGTGAGATTATTTGTACGCTAATGAGGCAGAACGGGAAGTCGTCACTCACTGCGGGCGTTATGGCGCATCGTGCGACGTTGTGGCAACCTCAACCGCAGCGGGTGGCGTATTCGGCGCAGGATGGCAGCGCTGCGCGTAAGAAATTGATCGAAGATGTGGCGGCGGGTTGGCAGCGTTCGCCCGTTGTTGGGCGCTTCATTGAAAAGGTGCTTCGTGGTGTCGGTTATGAGGGCGTCATTTTTGCGACGGGTTCCCGAATTGATGTCATTGGTTCTAGTGAGAGTGCGGGCCACGGCCGCACGTTGGACCTGGCCATTATTGATGAGAGTTTCGCCGATTCGGACTTTCGGCGCGAGTCTGCTATTTCTCCCGCTATGGCGACGCGACGTGATGCGCAGGTGTGGAACGTTTCAACGGCGGGCACTGATGCATCGGTTTTTTTGCGGCGCAAAATTGATGCGGGCCGCAGTGCGGTTGCGGCGAATACGGGCGGCGGTGTCGCATTTTTCGAGTGGTCCGTTGGTGCGGATGAGGATGTTGATGACTCTGCGACGTGGTGGCGCAATATGCCTGCCCTCGGTTGGACCATTGGCGAGGACACGGTGCGCCACGCTAGGGCGTCAATGTCGGATGGTGAGTTTCGGCGCGGGTTTTGTAACCAATGGACTGTGGCTAGTGAACGGGTGATACCTGCGGCGGTGTGGGATATCGCCAACCGTGTTGACGTTGCGCCTTCGGGTTCCATGTTTTTTTGTTTGGATGTGAACCCTGAACGAACGGCGGCATGTTTGGCCGTTGTTGGTGACGGTGCGCCTGTGACGGCGGAAGTTATCGAACACCGACCGAGCGTTGGTTGGGTTGTTGAACGTACGGCCGAGGTGTTGGCGCGTTGGCCTGGTTGTTCGGTTGTTGTTGATGCGCGTGGTCCTGCGGCTTCGTTGGTGCCTGAGTTGAGGCGGGCGGGTGTGCGTGTTGTTGAGTTGCCGCCAACGGAAGTGCAGCACGCGTGCGCCGCATTTTTTGACGATTTGGCGGATGGGCGTTTGTGTATTCGTCGCAGTGCGGCACTAGATGTGGCAGCATTGGCAGTGACTAAGCAAATTATCGGTGACGCGTGGCGATGGGCGCGGCGTGATAATTCAGACATAACACCACTGATGGCGGTTACATTGGCGACGTGGGCGGCAACTCGCCGTCAGAACTCGGCAGCGTTGCCGCGTATCGTGGACCCGTGGAGCAGTGAGTATGCGTGAAATTTTGACAACATGTTTGGAAGTGTGCGGCGCGGCGTTGGTTTGTGTCGGTTTGGGTTTGGTATTCATTCCCGCAGGCGTTATTGCTGCAGGTGTTAGTTTGATATTGACAGGATGGCTGGTTGCCCGATGAGCATTATTTCGAAACGTGAAAAACGCGAGTTCTACCCATTGCAGAATTCGGGTTTCGGCACTGTTACGAATTGGACAGGCGAACCCGTCAACGAAACAACGGCGTTGCAGGTTTCGGCGGTCATGGCGTGCGTTGGCCTCATTGCCGACAGTGTGGCCTCGTTACCGTTGCGCAGTATTCGCAAGGTTGGGGACCGCAACGTTCAAATGGGTACGCCGCCAATTTTCCTGGACCCGTCAGGGACTGTGACGGCGTACGAACTCATTCACCAAACGGTAACTAGTTTGGCGTTGCATGGCAACGCGTACATTTATGTGGACCGCCGCAGCGACGGCACGCCAATTGCGTTGACGCCGTTAGCGCCATCGAATGTTGACGTGGTTTCACTCAACATGCAGACACGCACCTACTCGGTTAGTGGCCAACCTGTGCCGCAAGAAAACATGCTGCACATTCGTTGGTGGGCGCCACCGCAGGCCGTTGTTGGTATTTCACCTATTGAGGAACAGAAAACCACGATCGGTTTGGCGTTGGCAATGGAACGCCACCTGGCGCAGTTCTACGCCGAGGGCGGCACGCCTTCTAGTGTTATCGAAACCGATAACGAAATGACGGCGCAGCAGGCAAAAGTTCTGCGCGAGACATGGTTTGACCAACACAACCGCCGCCGCCGCCCTGCGGTACTCACAGGCGGCATGAAGTGGCGCCCCGTCACTGCTAGTGCGGCGGATATGGAAATAAACGCAACACGTGAACAGCAGGTGCTGCAGGTTGCGCGTATTTTCCGTGTGCCGTCATACCTCATCGGCGCTAAGGGCGACTCGCAAACGTACGCAAACGCAGAAATGGCGGGCCAACATTTCGTGACGTACACACTCATGCCGTGGCTACGCCGCCTAGAAGACGCGTTTTCAAGTTTGTTGACTCGCCCAAATTTCGTGCGTTTTGACGTTGACGCGTTCCTACGTGCCGACACGTTGTCACGCCTGCGCGCATATCAGTTGGCGGTTTCAACAGGCATCAAAACACCGAACGAGTGCCGCGTCACTGAGGGCCTCGAACCTTACGAGGGCGGCGACGAGTTTGTAATGGCGCTGCCAGGTTCGCCGATGGCGGGACCTGGCGAAACACCGCCACCCGTTGGCGTTGACTCGGAGCCGCCGTTGTAATGGCCTCGTACACACCAACCGCAGCAATGCGCAGTGAGGCGCAGCAAGGTTTGGAATGGCGCCAGGAATTCGGGCGCGGTGGCACCGCCGTTGGTGTCGCACGTGCTAGGGACATCCTGAACCGCGATCTGTCTCTCGACACGGTGAAGCGGATGTCGTCATATTTTGCCCGCCATTTGGTGGACAAAGACGCCGAAGGGTTTCGCGCAGGCGAGGAAGGGTTCCCTTCTGCGGGCCGTATTGCGTGGGCGTTGTGGGGCGGCGACGCGGGGCGCGCATGGTCCCTGGCCATAATTTCAGAAAACAAAACATCCGAAAAGGAAACAAACAACATGAACCTCGACGAACTCGAAACCCGTGATGGTGAACTCGCCGACCTCGGTTTCACACCACGCCAGGCGTTGCAATATGACAACGACGAAAAATTGGTGGAACTATTCGGCAAGTATTCGCAAGACAGCGGCGCCAACGGTGCGCACTATGCGGCCCCGTCGCCGTTCGTCGCAGATGGTTTGGTTTGTAGTTCGTGCGTGTTCTATGACGGCGCCCGCGCCTGCGAAATTGTCGAGGGCGACATTGCGCCCGATGGTGTTTGCAAACGGTGGATTATTCCTGAACGTTTGGTGGACCCCGCAGCGGCCGCACCCGACATGGGCGACGAAACAGAAATGGGCGACACGGGCGACCTCGAAGTTAGTGCCGTCAGGTACTCGGCGTTAGAAATTGAACACCGAAAAGTGCAAGGCCGCGACGTTGAATTCCGCACCGTTTCGGTTGGCACAATTGAGGTGCGCGCAGCGGCCGAGGGCCAGCCGATGCGGTTCCGTGGATACGCTGCGGTTTTTGATTCGCCGTCAGAACCGTTGCCCTTCATTGAAACCATTCGCCCTGGCGCGTTCAAACGTTCGCTGCAGGCGGGCCGTGAGGTTCGTATGTTCGTGAACCACAACACCGACATGGTGCTGGGTTCGACACGTTCAGGCACAGTGAAAGTGACCGAGGACAACCGCGGGCTATTGGTTGAGGGCGAATTCCCAGACACCACCTACGCGCG